TGACTATGCGACCCAACTAACATCAACTAAATGATGCCCAGGTGGTGTGTGTTCGCATAAGTCACTAGACCTCATCCCGGTTCAATGAGGTGGGTTGCCGGCTGACCAGATAGCTCTCAGGAAACCAAACTCACCCATGATGGGTGGAACACGCCTTTCGACGGATTTGGCTCAGGTTAGGCTATCGGATCATGTTTGCACAGTTAGAGTGCGTGTGTTTGCTTTTGGTACTGTGATGTGGCACTCCTCAATATCAAGTGGCTGCTCAGTGACTGTCCCTTTTATTAGGAGATGTCTCGGTTGTGCTATGGCCGCAGGTATTGGGGTGGCACTGTAAAGTAGTGTTGGCAGGTCGGGTGTTTGGCTGTGTGCTTTTGAAAGTAAGAAGTCCACTGCTGTGATTATCATAGGGAGTATCTCAAAGTCTGAGGTGTCCCCTTGCATGTATGGTGAAAACCGTACACGGTCAAGTGCAGTCCTTACGACGAACTTGAAGAAAAGGTTACGAACGGCGGAGCCGCCGGTACCCGCGATCCATTTAACTGAATCTTCAACAAATGTTGCACGCTCAGGTTTGGCATATTTAAAGTTAAGGTTGGGATCAGTCCCAACGTTAACTCTTGTTTCCCCCAAACTTGGTGTGATGTTTGACATTTTGTATGCTGCTTCAAGTGTGTAAGTTGTGGATGGTTCTAACGTCCATGAATTATCATCCACGTTGAAAGGTACACGTTTCTGGAATGGCTTGGGGATATTTGACACATTCAAAAGATCCTCCTCAACCTGTCCAGTCAAAAGTATCCCATCTTCAATAACATTGAAATTGTAGGTGAAATCCTTGTTGATGTCCCTTGCGAAAGTGGGGATAGGGTCAATCGCCCTTGCGTCCGGTGTGATAAGTCTAATGGTATAGTTAACATAAACTTGGCCCCAGAAGTCGGAATTGGTCCCGAACTCTGTTGCAACAAATATACGTCCCACATTATTTAACCTTTGGTCAGCACCATTTGGTAAAAGTGATGCATTGGTGTATAATGGGCCTCTGCGATTCAACATCGCAGATGGAACTGTCATTGTCATGTTCTTCCATACAGGTGATGTAGTCGTCCCTTTCCAGGTCTCCAGTGTGATGGAGTTGACAGGAACTTCGTCATAATAGTCTTGGTCTACGCCAAGCATCAGTTTGCCCGGGGTTGTAGTTGCAGATACAGTTCGGTATTCAATGCTCAGTTTCTCGAAAACGAACATTTCATAGCGCTCAGCGATTCTCGACAACCATGGGAAAAGTGCTGGATTCGTAGGTGTGACATCATAAACGTTGGGGACGAAAATGGGGGTACCAGTAATGGTATCAAACCTTTCGCAGTGGTTGACGCGGATTGCACCACTTGGTAGTGATGCAAGCTTTGGCCCATTCTGCTTAGTTACGTTACCACGCGCAACTGGTTCAGTCACGCTGCGGGTTGTCACTCCGGCCTTTCCCACGCGTCGAGGGGGTTTGGCACGGACTTTAACCCGCTTTCCGTTCAGTTTAAGCTTACGTTGTTGCATTTTGTGATAGGGGTATGTATTACACAAAACCCTAGCAGGCGCCAGGTCTGTCAGCGGGATCCTTCGAATCTGTCTCAAACAGACTTAATAGCAGTGGATGGGGCATTATTTGTGGAACACGACAGTCTACTAGTTTGAACCAGCGTGTCAGTTCCTCGACTTCCCCCGAAGTGAACCCGTATACTATGTTAAAACAAAATTCCCAATCGATTGAGTTGACCTGTTCTGAAATATGGTGACGGTCTTTCTCATGTTCGATCCTACTACTCGTATTCATTGACCTCCTTAGCCATGCTGTGGTAAATGGATTACCATTGGCATATCCGAGGAATGATTCAGCAACACTCGTCCTCCAAATATGGGGAAATCTTTCCGCAAGGATGGAGTGAGTGTTAAAGAGTTTTGCGTGTAGCCGCCCGAGTAGTGGCCCAAAGAAGTAGCATCCATCAGTTGAATTGTACCACCGTGCAGATATGAATGTGACGTGCGTGATATCATTGAAAATTGCCCCGACAGGTTTGATACCGAATTCTGCTTCCGCAGTGATCAGTGTTTCTGTCTTGACATCATCCGACATATCGGAAGCAGCGATAAGGTCATCACCCATAACCATGATGCTGACCCAGCTTAATTCTGGATCATCAAGGTTGAGGAAAACGCTTAAGGCAATCGCTAAGTTAATTAAGCTATTGCCCAATGAGGTGTCGTTATGGCCAGATTTCCTCGTATCTTTTGCAAAATACGTCACAAAGAAACCCCACTTATCAAAGTAGGTGCCTTTAACATTTCTCATATCTTGTGCTGCTTTGGCGAAGAAAGGGTCAATTTTTGCATAAAAATTGATGGCCCAGTCCAGGAGATGCTCATTCATTGTAGCATCCCAATTCTTGCCGTCACGTTCATAGTACCTAGTTTTACTAAATCTGAGCGGCCACTTGGCGAAATCCAATCCCGTCATTCCACAGCCGTATATCAATTCGACGCGGATTGTTTTGTGCTTACCCTTGAAATCAAACCATCTGTCCATGCCAAACACAGAGTGCATAGCATTTGCAAATGAGCAAAATTCAGGGCCGGAATCGGCACCAGTGACATCAGTTTTATTACCTTGGATGCCCCTCGCTTTGGTGAGAGGTGTTGCTTGTACCTCCGTCTTGAGAAACGGCGCTACCCTGTCCTTGCGCAGTTCTTCGCTTATGCAAGAGCGAATGTATGCCTGACGGCGTTGTGGGCGGAAGCGACCCAACCAATTGTTTAGGTGTTGCTCTCCGTCACAGTCAGGCGTTTCAAGCGGAGCTTGTCGCATTTCCTGTACCCCCTCTAGGTATAATTCTCGGAGCTCTGGGACC